GGCATCAAAACGGCGGGCGCAAAAAAACCCGCTAGGCCTTGCGACCTAGCGGGTTTCATCTACCAATATTATTTGGTATTGTACGCCTTCCAGAATGCATCAACCGCCATTCTGAATTGCACAGGGTTTGCGGTAGTGTCACCGCTACCTGCTTTTGCTTTTACTTTCACCGATTTTTCGAGACCGTCAAATGCTTTCTGCACCGATGCAGTAAACAAAACAATATTGCGGGTACGCCTTGCACCGGGTGTTGTCTCAGCGATAACGGCTTTTGCGGCTTTCACTAAATCGTTGAAACGATTAGTGGCATAGTCCTTCATAGCATCCCGATATTTTTCTACAATTTTGCGCCATGCTGGATCGTCTTTTGTCATTTGCCCATACTCATGCGTTGTGATGTTCATGAGATAGTCCGCACTAATTGTCCGGCGCTCATGGTCTCCCGTGAGTTTTGTTGTGTCGATATCGGTCTCCGCGAGATAGTTTCCGCCGACATTGATAAACATCACGGGAGGGTGCAACGACCCCCATTTTTTCTGATAACCCGTTTTCAGTTCGGCTTTGCTTTCATCGGGGCATTCGGCGGGAAACCCTGCAATGTTTGCAATTGCATACTTTGCCATTTCCTGCACTTTGCCCGTCAAACCCGCGTGGGCATAGGCAAAATCGGAGAGTGATTTAAATTGCAGGGTTTCGCCTGCGGGAGATAGTTCGGCTTTTTTTGCCATGGTGACATTTCCTTTAAAAATGGAAAGAGAAATCGTCAACACCGATCTGTGCTGACAATGTAATTATCTCATAAACCACGCCTTATGTCAAGTCCCACGCCTGAGTGGGGTACTAAATAGGCGCGATCGACCACGCTCGCCACACGCGCGCGGCAGAAAATAACTGGCATCAAAAACGTGGGCGCAAAAAAAGGGCGGCTTGCGCCGCCCTTTTCAGTCAGTGGGGATCAATCGCACTGAATCTCATACTTGAAAACCTCTTTCAGTTCCTTTCCGATTACCACCTTTCTGCAGGTTGGGGAATCATCTTTAACATAAACGCAAAGGGAAACCCGGTGGCCCTTTGGAAGGGTGAAGTGATAATCCCGATTCAAGCTCTCGGGCCACTCGCGAGTGCGAGTCAAACCATCTTCGCACAGTCCATCCAGGTATTCAACTAACGATGCAAGCACAGGAACTTTAAAACTTTCCAGACCATACAAGTAGACGCCGATTTGGAAATTGTCCGAATAAGCGTCAGCGCTGACGTGAGCATTGACGTTTTTCAAGCCTGCGCCGGAGACAATCAATGCGATGGGGCGGAGGATTTTTTGAATCCGTGCCTTGTTAGAGCGGAGGATCGAAACGCGCTTCTTCGCGTTTGTTACACCTTCGGAGAGGTCGATAAGAGCGGAGTCAAAAGCGGAAGCGGCTGTAAATTGAGCCATGGTAATTTCCTTTGCAAAGGGTTTAGAAACTATCAGCGCCGATTTGCGCTGACAATGTAATTATCTCATAATTGAGGCTATATGTCAAGTATGGCACCTGAATGGGCGCTCTCACACGCTCGCGCACTACACGCACGCGGCAGAAAATAACTGGCATCAATGGGCCAAAAAAGAAGGGGGCCGAAGCCCCCTCCTCTCACTCGGCGTCGAACAGGTCGCGCTGTCGTGTCCAGTGCATGTCCATCATCACCTTAGCTGGATAGCCTTCGATGCCCTGCATCATCAGCCCAAATCGCACCAAGCTTGCAGATGTCCGCCCGTTGTCGGCTTGCAGTATCTTGCAGACATTCTTAAACTGGGCGTTGCCCAACCATTGCTTGCAGTCAGCCAATGCTTTCTTAACTGTCTCTTGCGACCCAAGGTCGCTGTACTGAATCTCATAGCTCATGTCATTGCTCCTAAAGATGGGGGCCGAAGCCCCCGTTGGTTAATACACTGCGCGGCGACCACCGAGCAGCTTGCCGTGCTTGCCGTACACCACCGTGTATCGGGGCTTGTAGCAGCGTACCCAGTCAAGGGCGTCTGCTTCGTTGCGGGCCCACCAGTGATGGGCGTATCCGCTAGCTCTATCCATGGCTATCACTTCGTAGTGAGTGAGCCACAACCATATGGCTTTGAACATATGTACTCCTTCTCTGTCTCTTGCGACATGCTAGACAGTGATTGAATTATCTCATAAACCACCCCATATGTCAAGTTTGGCGCCTGAGACCCCCTCACCCCCCACCCCCAGATGCCGCGCGGGTCCCATCCGCCCCCCTATACACTTAGCAATAGACAAACGATTACCTCATTTTTCAAAACACCCCCCGTCACTAAATCCCGACCCCGTGTAAAAAAATTTTTTACAAAAAATTCCCAAGTGCTATATACTGCAGCTATGACATCTCCGCTAGTGCCAACTATCGAGGAGAACATTCCTCTACCAGACAACTCCAAGGAAGCCTTTCCTGAGCTCACCCCTGCTCAGGAGTTGGAGATGCGCGCCAGTACTATTAAGTTCTTCTCAGACTTAACAGGGTCACCTATATCCCCCACAAGTGACAACATGGACCAAGCTAAACAGCTGGCCCGCGACATGATCACCGACTCCCGGCATCGGCCCGACTTTGCCAAGTACCCCAACGAGACACTTGCTTTACTAGCGGGCATGGTTGCCCAGATGAACGTATCTATAGTGGAGGAGCTTTCCGACTTCAAGATGTATGTGGTCAATAAGCTGGTAATGGAGGTGGAAAATGCCAAAGACTCCAAGACGCGCATCTCTGCTATTGCTAAATTAGGTGAAGTTGATGGTGTGGATGCCTTTAAGAAGCGCACTGAGATCACCCACAAGGTGCAGACCATCGAAGAGGTCGAAAAAGAGCTACTTGATACCCTCGGGGCACTGGAAAACCGCGTAATTGACGTAGAAGCCCGCGAAGTTGTCCGGCTAGAACAGGAAGTCGATGAGTGAAGTCCTCAAACTGACCCCAGAACAGCTATTTAAGCTGCGGCAGGCGCTGCCTAAGATGCCTGAGAAGCAGAAAAGGCGTGTTCTTGAGCTTTTGAAGACCTATGACACCCAAATAACGCAGAATTTGGGCAAAGAGAGCTTCCTAGACTTCGTAAAACACGTATATCCAGGTTACAAAGTCGGTCCCCACCATCTAAAACTAGCCCAAATCTTTGAAGATATTGCCAAGGGCAAGAAAAAGCGGGTTATCGTCAACATTGCCCCCCGCCACGGCAAGTCTGAACTCATTTCCTACCTTGCACCTGCATGGTTCTTGGGTAAATACCCCCAGAAAAAAATCATCATGTCGTCCCACACAGCCGATCTGGCTGTGAATTTTGGTCGGCGCGTGCGTAACTTGGTGGGTTCAGAAAGCTACCGGGACATATTTCCGCAGATAGAACTGCAGGCTGACTCTAAATCAGCGTCACGATGGGGAACAAACTTCAATGGCGAGTACTTTGCAATCGGTGTCGGTGGTGCTCTTGCTGGGCGCGGGGCTGATCTTTTTATTATTGACGATCCTCATTCTGAGCAAGAAGCTAAAACTGGAAAGCCCGAAGTCTTTCTTCCTGCTTGGGAGTGGTTTCAGTCTGGTCCTCTTCAGCGTCTTATGCCGGGTGGGGCGATTGTTGTTGTTATGACCCGTTGGTCAAAGCTTGACTTGACTGGGCAGATCGTATCCCAGATGAACAAGGAAGAGGGCGTTGACCAGTGGGAAGTGGTTGAGTTTCCAGCGATTAAAGATGACGGAGAAGCTCTGTGGCCTGAGTTCTGGCCCGTGGAAGAGTTGCTTGCTAAGAAGGCAGGGCTGGATGTGCGCTACTGGAATGCCCAGTACATGCAGAATCCCGTCTCAGAAGAGGGCGCTCTCATCAAGCGGGAGTGGTGGAAAGTGTGGGAGAAGGAAGACCCACCCGTATGCGACTTCACTATTATGAGCTTGGATGCAGCACAGGAAGCCAACAACCGATCGGACTACAACGCCCTGACTACGTGGGGTGTGTTCTTCAACGAAGAGACCAACAACTTCGCCATCATCCTACTTAATTCAATTAAGAAACGTCTAGAGTATCCAGAGCTTAAGAAGTTAGTTCTAGCAGAGTATAAGGAGTGGCAACCGGACGCCTTCATGGTAGAGAAGAAATCCAACGGTTCTGCCCTGTATCAGGAATTCAGACGAATGGGTATTCCGGTTGGGGAGTTCACCCCCGGCAAGGGACAGGACAAGATTGCTCGGGTCAATGCTGTGAGCGACCTGTTTGCATCTGGGATAGTATGGGCCCCGGACCGCCGGTGGGCCAAGGATGTCATTGAGGAATGCAACGACTTTCCTAGTGGCACTAACGACGACTTGGTAGACTCTACTACGCTGGCCCTTTTGAGGTTTCGGCAAGGTGGGTTTTTACGTCTCCCTTCGGATGAGCCGGAGGATGACTTCCTGTACAAGTACCGCAAAAAAGCGGCGTACTATTAAGGACAGATGATGGCTACGCAGAAATTCATGGGGCGTAATCAATTGGTGGACCGGCTTGCAGCGCAGGTTGGTAACAAGGATACTGCCATTGCCATACTAAAGAAACGTGGTCAAATGAACGATGACGGCACGCTAACATCAGCAGGTCAGAAACGTAACTCGATGACAGCCGAAGAACGTGCGGTAGATAGAACCGTCAAACGGCAAGGGCACAAGCCGCAAGACTACACATATAACCGCTCAACAAACCGAGCGACTTTGAAGGACAGATGATGGCTACTAATATGGACCGGGCACTATATGCCGCCCCTCAAGGACTTGACCAGCTTGAGGGGATGGACGACGAAGAACCACTACAGATTACGGTGGTGGACCCTGAGTCAGTAGATATTGAGGGGCCCGGCTTCTCTATGCACATTGAGCCTGCCGATGACGAAGAAGATGACTTCGACGATAACCTAGCTGAGAGGATGGATGAGGGTGACCTAGCCCAGTTGGCAGGTGACCTGATTGAGGACTACGACACCGACATTGCCAGCCGCAAGGACTGGGTACAGACATACGTGGATGGGCTGCAGTTGTTGGGTCTGAAGCTTGAAGAGCGGATGGAGCCATGGCCCGGTGCTTGTGGTGTGTACCACCCGCTGTTGGCAGAGGCCGTGGTTAAGTTTCAAGCTGAGACCATGATGGAGACCTTTCCTGCATCAGGCCCGGTCAAGACCCAGATCATCGGCAAAGAAACGCCAGAGAAGAAGGCTGCGGCTGAGCGCGTTCAGAACGACATGAACTATCAGATGACTGATGTGATGGTCGAGTACCGGCCTGAGCATGAGCGCATGTTGTGGGGCTTGGGGCTAGCGGGCAATGCGTTCAAGAAGGTGTACTTCGACCCGGCATTGAATCGTCAGGTGTCTATGTATGCGCCAGCGGAGGACGTGGTTGTGCCATACGGTGCGTCCAGTCTAGAGTCCTCGGAGCGGGTTACGCACGTCATGCGTAAAACAAAGAACGAGCTACGCCGACTTCAGCATGAAGGGTTTTACAGGGATATAGACCTTGGAGACCCTATAAATGTCATGGATGACATTGAGAAGAAGATTGCTGAGAAGTTAGGGTTCCGTGCTACCCAAGACAATCGGTACAAGTTTTTGGAGATGCAGGTTGACCTCGACCTCAAGGGCTACGAGCATACAGATGAGGATGGCGAAGAGACAGGCATAGCGTTGCCGTACATCGTCACTATTGAGAAGGGAACGGGAGAGATTCTCTCTATCCGCCGCAACTGGAGACCTGAGGATGACCATCATCAGAAACGTGCTCATTTTGTGCATTACCCCTATATTCCAGGTTTTGGTTTTTATGCTTTTGGCCTTATTCATCTTATTGGTGCTTACTCTAAATCTAGTACTAGCATTCTTCGTCAGCTTGTGGACGCTGGGACACTTTCTAATCTTCCTGGTGGTTTCAAGACTAGAGGACTCCGCACCAAAGGTGATGACACGCCAATCTCGCCGGGAGAGTTCCGAGACGTAGATGTACCGAGTGGCACTATCAAGGACAACTTGATGGCCCTGCCTTACAAAGAGCCTAGCCAAGTACTGATGGCCTTGTTGCAGCAGATGATTCAAGAGGGCCGCAGCTTCGCTGGCTCTATGGAGTTGAATGCCTCCGACATGTCTGCACAAGCTCCCGTGGGCACGACACTAGCGATTCTTGAGCGTAGTCTGAAGACTATGAGTGCGATTCAAGCACGCATCCACTACGCGATGAAGCAAGAGTTCAAGCTCCTGCGGGACATCATCCGTGACTACACCCCTGATGACTACAGCTACGAGCCCGAAGAAGGTGGGCGGCAGGCCAAGCAGTCTGACTATGACTTGGTGGATGTCATCCCCGTTAGCGACCCCAACGCCACTACCATGGCACAGAAGGTTGTGCAGTATCAGGCGGCTCTACAGTTAGCCCAGACAGCCCCGCAGTTGTATGACCTCCCCATCTTGCATCGTCAGATGTTGGATGTGCTTGGCATCAAGAACTACCAGAAGCTTGTACCCATCGAAGACGACATGAAGCCGCGCGACCCCGTGACGGAGAACATGAACATCCTCAAGGGAAAGCCGGTCAAGGCGTTTTTGTACCAAGACCACAAGGCACACATCACTGTGCATATGGCGGCGATAAAAGACCCGCACATCCAAGAGCTAGTGGGGCAAGACCCGCAGCTTCAACAGAAAGTGATGGGGGCTATGTCGGCCCACATTGCGGACCACTTGGGTATGGAGTATCGCAAGCAGCTTGAGCAGGCTATGGGTCAGACACTACCGGCCTACGAGGATGATCAAGATGAGGCGATGATGTCTCCAGAGATGGAGGTCAAAGTGTCGCAGATGGCAGCGCAGGCAGGCCAGATGTTGCTCCAGCAGCACCAGCAAGAAGCTCAGCAAGCCAAGAATGCGCAGGCAGCGGCTGATCCGCTACTTCAGCTTCAGCAGCAAGAATTGCAGATCAAGCAGGGCGAGTTGCAACGCAAGTCTCAGAAAGACATGCAGGATATGCAGGCCAAGATGGCTCAGATTGATGTTGAGCTCAAGCGGATCGAAGCCCAGCAGGAAACTGAAGGAGCCAAGCTTGCCGTGCAGGCTCAGAACAACGAGAAGCAACGTGAGCATCAGCACACATCGGAAGGCTTTAAGGCCAAGGTGGATATGGTGAAACAAAACGCGCAGCTTCAACAGCAACGAGAAATGCAAGCAGCACAGGCTGCACAAAATCAAGCGGCGAAGCCCGCGAAGAAAGGTGAATGATGGACGATGGTCGCAAGCTAATCAGCATCATTAACCAACGAATTGACGAAGGCGTCAAACACATCGAAGAATCTCTAGCCGCGAAAGGGGCTAAGAGCT